TAGCAGGTTTGGAGGCGATATGTCTCGAAACGAAGTTGAAATGGACTTATCCAAGTTCATGGAGATGCTTCAAGAGAACGCTTCACTTAAAGATCGAATCAGAGAACTTGAAGATGTAAAGAATGATAATCCTTATCAAAAGTTTATTTTCGTAGCACAAGCAATAGATTCTTGGAGAATTATACCTAGAGCTTTTTTGGCGGTGTATATGTATCTATTGTATTTCACAACCTTTTGGTTCATGGATTTACCAGACCCTAGTTTTGAACAATCAGGCTTAATTTCAATTGTTGTGGGTGCTGGGGCAGCCTGGTTCGGCTTGTATACAAATAGCTCTAAACCTAAAGTATGAAGTGGGCTTTCCGTTTGAGATAATCACCATGTTGGGATCTACTCTGTTGAGTAGTTTACTAAGTATATGGGCACAAAGTCGTAAAGCAAAAGCCGAAGAGCAAAAGCTTCTTATAACAAGGGGTGAGTTTGAAATGAAAGCTCGTAAACAATCCTTGGACCACGGACTAAAGGACAAAGGCTTTGCATGGACACGAAGGATTATTGCTTTGACTTCTATTTTTGCAATCGTGCTGTTGCCAAAGCTTGTAGCCGTGTTTGCTCCAAACGTCGATGTAACGGTTGGATACACGAATTGGAATCCAGGGTTTTGGTTTTTTAAAGAAGGAAGAGAAGTTTTTGAATGGATTACGTTTCAAGGACTGGTTATAACGCAATTAGATACAAACCTAGTTTCCGCCATTATTGGTATGTATTTTGGTGGTAGTCTAGTTAAGAAATAAAGGATAATATATAAAAATGCCGTACGCTACATACAAACTTGTCCCAGGAGTAAATAGAGAAGGAACCGCGTTTTCTGCTCAAGGCGGCTGGTTTGATTCTAACTTGGTACGCTTTCGTAAAAACTTCCCTGAAAAAATAGGGGGTTGGGAAAAAGAACAAACAGATACGTATTTAGGAACAGGACGAGCTTTGCACGCATGGGTTTCTTTGGGCGGTACAAAATATTTAAGTCTTGGAACCACGCTAAAATATTATGTCAAAGACGGAACTAATTTCTACGATATAACACCTATAAGAGACACAAACACGGGTACGGCAACTTTTACCAGTGAAAGTGGAAGTTCCACTATTACAGTAACTGATTCTTCGCACGGAGCTGCGCAAAATGACTTTGTTACTTTTACTGATACCGCTACTTTAGGCACTAGTAATATTACAAACACTGTTCTTAACCAAGAATACCAAATTGCATCTATTACTAACGCCAATGTTTATACTATAGTTGCTAAAGACACCAGTGGAAATGAAGTAACAGCTAATGCAACTGTTTCTGGAGGCGGTGGCACTTCTACAGTTGCCAAATATCAAATCAGTGTAGGACTAGATGATTATGTTTCTGGTTCAGGTTGGGGAGCGAGTACATGGGGTGATTCTACTTTTGGTTCTGCTTCTACACTTGCGTTTAACAACCAATTAAGAATATGGACGCACGATACTTTTGGCGAAGACTTGGTTATAAACCCAAGAGCAGGGGGTATTTTTTATTGGACCGAGGACAACGGAACAAGTGCGCGTGCTCAAAGTTTAACAGAGTTAGGTGCAACTCTTCCTCCAACCCTTGCTTTGCAAGTGCTTGTTAGCGACGTTGACAGGCACGTTATTTGTTTGGGTGCTGACCCTTTAAATGATGCGGGCACAGCCAGAACAGGTGCCATTGATCCTATGTTTATCGCTTGGTCTGACCAAGAAAACATTAATGATTGGAAACCTACTTTAACAAACACGGCGGGATCTTTACGTTTGTCTGCCGGCACACAAATTATTGGCGCACTTCGTTCTCGGCAAGAAATATTAATTTGGACAGATGATGCGTTGTATAGTATGCAGTTTATTGGTCCTCCCTATACTTTTGGTGTAAACCTAATTAATTCAGGGGTAGGTATGGTTGCTCCTAAAGCTGCTGTTAATACGCCAGCAGGGGTATATTGGATGGATCGTTCCGGTTTTTATAACTACAACGGTTCTGTTTCAAGAGTGCCTTGTTCCGTGCACAACTATGTGTTTAATGATTTTAATCAAAGTCAATCGTTTAAAGTGTTTGGTTATTTAAACCGACAGTTTAACGAAGTCGGTTGGTTCTACCCTTCTGGAAGTTCTTCAGAAATAGACAGGTATGTTGTTTTTAATTACCAAGAAAACGTTTGGTATTATGGACAAATGACACGCTTTGCTTGGTTGGACGAAGGCGTGCAACCTTATCCAAGGGCCACGGGCACCGATACATATAACTATGTCTACAGACACGAGACTGGAAACGACGCAGACGGAACGCCTATGGACAACGTTTACATTGAATCGGCTGATTTTTCATTGGACGGCATAGGAAACGCGTACACACAAGTACAAAACGCAATTCCAGACGTGCGTTTTTTAGGTAGTGGCGGTTCAGGTCAAGTCGTTAATTTTGTGTTAAAAACTAGAAATTATCCAAACGAAAGCTTAACAACTAAAAGCACAAGCCAAGTAACCGAAAGCACAGAAAAAGTAGATTTAAGAGGTCGAGCACGACAAGCAGTGGTTAGACTAGAGTCTGATGACGACGCAAGCACTGAAGCAAGGCTTGGTGTGGGGTGGAGACTTGGAGATATGCGATTAAACACCAGACCGGATGGCAGGAGATAATGGCACGATTACTTGATACACGTTTGCCCACAGCAATGGGAGACGTTGACTCTGATCTTTTTAATAGATTGGTAAGAATTTTAGAATTAAACCTACAAGGCTTTGATCCTACAGCAACTTATCAGTATACTAATACTACTCGCGACCAAAATTTGTTTAGTCGTGGAGACATCATCTGGAACTTGACAGAAGACAGCCTGCAAGTTTTTGATGGATACAAGTGGCAAACATTATACGCGCCGGACGGAAAAGGCGTGAAAGCCGCAGGACAGCTTGGAAAATTAACCGTATCAACAAACGGTGCAACCACGGTTCCTATACTATAATGCCTATCAAAAAAGTAAGCGGAGGCTACAAGTGGGGTAAGTCTGGAAAGGTTTATCCAACGAAAGCCGGAGCACAAAAGCAAGCCCAAGCAGCATACGCTTCGGGGTACAAAAACGGAGGACCTGTGGCAGGAAAATACGGTGGAATGAAAGGCATTGCCGGAATTGCGGCAATGACACCTGTGGGAGCAAGAGGCACCAGAAACAGGCCCGGCGGTAGAAACACAAAAATGCGTGGAAGAATGCAAGTAGGGGTCATAGAAGAAAAGCAAACAAGGGCAGACATGAATGAGATTGCTCGTTTAATTAACCCTCAAACATACATGGCTCAAGGCATGTCTTCAGAAGAGGCAACAGCTAAAGCAATGGAAATGAAAGATATGTATGGAACACCGGAAGAATACAGAAAGTATAGGTATGATAAAAACTTTGGTATGGGTAGTGAATATGGCACTGGAGAAGAATTAAGGGCTGCTGGTATAGATGCAATACCAAGCGCTGCAACCAGTTTCGGAATGCCTAAAAACTTTATAGAAGAAATTATGTCTTATTTTGAAAAGATTGGAACGTTTGCGGGTGCGCCTGCACCAAGCGCATTGGCCGATGAAGTGGCGAAATTTATTAAGAACAACCCATTGGGCAATAGAAGATTACCACCATGGCTAACTGGCGGAGGCGGCGGATAGTATGAATATGTATGCTGGAGCTCTTGACGACTCCATTTTTAGTTCTGATCTACCAACAGTAGAAAGTTTAGGTATGCCTATAACTATGACGCCTATGGATGCGATTAAATTTGCTGGGTGGTACAAAGACAAATTCGGCCATGGTCCAATGGGCCCTCAAGAATGGATACAGTATGGAGACCTTTGGAAAAAAGAAAGCGGTTATTCGATGGCAGGAACCACTGCTGGCGGCCAAGGTTCTGGTTTAGATCAATACGTAAAAGATAGAAATAATAATACAACTGGGCCAACGCCTGTGCCACCAGGGGCAACAAACAATTATGTTCAGTCCTCTGTTGTAGATTATTCTGAAAATCAGTTGGATGAATATGGTCTTCCAAAAGAAGCCAACGAAGGAGATATTTTTACAGCCGCGGACGGAAATGTATACGAAGCCCACACCGCTCAAACCGTTAATGAAGCGGGAGAAGTAACCAACGAAGAAATAGAGTGGCGTCCTACAAGTTTTTCTGTTCCCCCTGGTTCCAGTTCCAGTTCCGGTTCCGGTTTTGGGATTACTGATATCTTTGACATTTTGTCCGGTAAAGAAGGTCTTGAAGGAGACTATAAAAGAGCAGGAATCTGGGGACTTCTTGGACAAATAGCCGGAGGACAATTCGATCAAGGTATTGGTGAAGGGTTGCCGGGAGCTTTAGGTAATATATTGGGTATTTTTGGACTTAACCAAGGACCTCTAGGAGACGCGGCAAGTTCAGGTGATTGGAAAGAGTTGATAAAACAATTGTTTTTGTTTAAAGATGCAAAAGAAAGAGCAAAAGAAATGGAAGTACCTACGGGTCAAATGGCTGCTCAAAGTGAAATAGGAAAGCAGTGGGGTTTACCCACTCGAGAAAGCATGGTCTTGCAAGGCCTTGGTCCAAACTACTTACAAGGACAAAAATATGCCATGAACCTGGGCCAAACAATGCCCGCGGCCACACATACTGTGGGAATGCCTTATATTGAGAAAGGCAAACATGGTGGTATTATGGGAATACAACAAAGTTATGGTGACATCACGCCTGCTTTTCTTGAGCCGGGCGAATTTGTGTTTACCAAAAAAGCAACCGACAACATTGGGGCAAAAAGACTTTATAAACTGATGAAAGAAGCTGAACAAATGGGAATGGAATAATGTCAAACGGAGACGATAACAGCACTACAACATATACAGGAACCTATGGTCCAGAAAGCACCATAGGTTTTGAAGCACCTTGGGTCGAACAAATGCGACGCGGGTATCTTGATAACTTGTGGAACCTAACAAGGCAGCCAATGCCTGTTCCAATACGAGGTGTTGCAGGACTTGACCCGTTTGAAATGGGTGCAAGAGCACTGACTCCTGGACTTGGTGGATTTCAACCTTATCTGCAACAAGCAGGCGGTGCATACGGACAAGGGCTCGGGGCCCTGGGCCAAGGGACACAAGCCGGGTACATGGGCGCACAGGCGTATGATCCAAGCATGGGTCAAGCTTTCTTTAATCCTTATGAAGATCAAGTGGTACAAAGAAGTCTCGATGATGTGTATAAAAACTTTGCACAACAAGACATGCAAGCAAGATCTGGTGCAGTAGGCGCAGGAGCCTATGGCGGCGGTCGTGGAAGACTGATGGCACAAGAACGATTTAACCAATTGGGCAAAGGCATGTCGGGCACAGCCGGGCAATTGAGATCACAAGGATATTCTCAAGCACAACAACAAGCACAAAACGCTTTCATGGACCAGCAACAAAGAATGCAGCAAGCAGGTCAAATGGGTATGCAGGGTGCCGGTATGTACGGACAACTTGGATCGGGGATCATGGGCCTCGGACAAACAGGACAACAACTTTTACGTAATCAAATCGCAACACTGTCGGGTCTTGGGCAAACTGGAAGAGGTATACAAGATGCAATGTACGGTTCTCAATACGACGCTTCTTCTCAATTAGCCAAAGAGCCTTACCAAAGAATGCAGTTCCTTGCGCAAATGTTACAAGGAATGTTCCCGCAAGGACCAAGGACAGGAATTACAACGACGTATAACCCTCAACAGGGAACTCCTCCAAACATGGCGGAAATTCTTTCTAACTTCTTTGGGATTTAAGTATGCCAGGCTGGAGCAAAAGACCTTTATTTAAAAACCCCACCATGATGGTAGGTGGTGGTTATGTGGGTATGCCTAAAGGCATGAGTATTCCTGGGTATCAAGATGGGAGCCTGATAGGTAAAGGCGGAATGTTGTTCGATCCGACTGATCCGACTGATGTGGCTTTGCTTGGATTGGGAATGGCTCCAATACCCGGTGCTAGAATAGCAGCTGGTGCTGGTAAACTTGGAAAAATGTCTAAGAAGCTAAAAAAATCTTTTGAACCCGGCGGAGTCGGAGAACTTGCTGCTGTAGCTACTGGTTCATCTGCTCCATTTTTATACATGGCTTCAATGTTAGATCGTTCACGCAAAGAAGCAAGAGAAGGAACAGAAGGAAAAACAATTGAGCAATTAATTGAAGATAAAAATAGAAAAGCATTTATTAAGCAATTAATTGAAGATACAAAACAACAAGAAAAACCAGATGAAAGACTAGAACAACTGGGTAAAGAAACCGAGTATCAAAAAACAATTGAAAAAATAGCGGGTCTTTTTTCGTCGAGCGACCCAAATCGTCCCCGTTTACTTAGAGACTATGAGTCGAACCTTCACTGGTATGCTAAGAACATTGCCGGCGGACACCAAGTTCCTAAAGAACAGGTTATGCAAGATTTGATGAAAGCCATTGAAGCACAACGAAGCGCACCTGAGATGAAAACAGGGGGCATCGTTGGACTGGAGAACGGTGGCATAATGCCTAAGTTGTTTGAAGGCGAAGAGATTGTAGAAACCAATCCAACCATAAACGCAATGGCGGCTCAAGGCGGTGGTCTTTCGGCAGAGGCGCTTCCAGAAGCGGCTGTTCGTGGTGTTCCAAGTGCTCCAAACGAACGTGGAATCGTGTCTATGGCTGTAGAGGCAGAAGAACTTGCAGAAGAACTTGCAGAAGAAGACAACCCGATTGTTGCAGCAGCGAAACAAGAAGCCAAAGAAAAATTACGTTTAGAGTTTGACATAGTAAAAAGCACAGCGGCTGCGGACGCAGCGCAGGGAAGAGATCCCTCTTTCATTATTAAAGAAAGTATGGACAACCTTGCTCGATCCGCTAAAAACATAGAACAAGAAACCGTAGAAAAATACCCTGAGATTCCATTGAACACTGATTTACTCAACAGCCAAGACCTTGAACCTTATCAACAAGAATTGGTTTCTGTGTTTGAAATGCCTGCTCAAAATGAAGAAATTCCTTTGGAAAAAGATTCGATTGTTATGGCAAAAAACGGAGGCCTTATTCCAGGGTATCAAGATGGGGACGTGGTTTTGCCTCCCGAATGGGCTTGGATTGACCAAGAATTTATTGACGCAGGTTTAAGTTTAGAACAAGCCGAAGCAGAGATGATTAAAAAACACGGGCCCACAATTTTAAAAATGCGTGAGTTTTATGGTGGTAGAGAAACAGAGTCGGAAAAAAAGAAAAGGTATCGTAGCTTAAGTAGTCAGGAAGTGTTAGAGGAGATGCGACAAGAAAGAGACGATCCGCGCAGAAGCAATCTTTTAAGAGCTATGGGTGAAGTAGACTTTATGGGCAGCACTAAACCTACTTTTCTAGAGAGTCTTCCCTTTGCTCAACCCCGAACAGGTGAAGGTATTGAGCGTATGAGTGACGAGTTGAACAAAAGATACATAAAAGAAAACATAGAACTTTTAAGAGAATACAACAGAACTTTTGATGACGAAGGTAAGCTTAAACCCCCGCCTCCTGAACTTGAAGAAATTGTAGTCACCGCACAAAAAAGAAACGAAACAGGGCCAGAATTAGACCAAGCTATTGCTGCGTACACAGAAGCAATAAACAGTGGAACCGAAACTCCCGCTTGGGCAAAAAAGATAATTAGGGACAATCTTCAGAAATCTTCAGAAAACAACGAAGAAGAAACATCAGTGGATTCACCGGAAACTCTTTCTCCTTCTAGTTCAACTGCCAACTTGTTGCAGATGATAAAAGAACTTGGAGCAACCATGGAGACAGGGATTGATACAGCAAAAACAGACGTTAAAAAAAGAGCAAAAGATTTAACCGAGGTTTATGATATTGAAGTTCAAAAATCGACCGATGCTGTTAATGCTGCCAATACATCTATTAATAACGCTTTAACGTCTTACGAAAAAAGAATCCCTGAGTTGGCAAGATTAATAGGATTACGTTCGCCGGGCACAGCTATATTCCAAAAACAAAACGCGGCCAGAGAAGCAGAAATAAGAATGAGGAATGGTGTAGACGACACTAAAATGGAATTAGGAAAACTAGAAAAAGAATTGCAAGAAGCAAGAAGAGAAAACAATCTTGCGGCTTCAAGAGATATTAAAGCTAGGCAACTTGATGCGATCAGTCGTTTAAATGAGCTTGCTATAGAACAAGGTGTTGATCTTAAGATGCAGACAACGATGAAGTTATTAGAGCATGAAATGAGGTTAGATGAAATTAGAATGCAGGCAGAACTTGCACAAACAAACACGGGTGTAAATCAACAATTGATAAGCGCCATGAATGATCTTAAAGCAAGAATAACAAGTGAAACAGATCCAGACGCAAAAGCCTTACTTGAGTCAGAGTTGGATACTTATAGAACCGTGGTCCTAGGACAAAAAAGCCCTCAAGCTCAAATTACTACTGCTTTACTTGAAGGAAACTATAAAGAACTTTTCTCTGCTTATTCGGTGGAAGATATGCAAAGATATGCGCCTAGTTTACAAGGAGAAAAGACCATACAGATTGAAGGCATACCTCAACCTTTGACAGGTTCTTTCCCTGATTTTTATAACTACATGGTTTCTAAGAAAAAACCAAACAAAGAAGTTTATTACACAGACAAAGAAATTGTAGAGATGTGGAAACGCGGTAAGGGGTAAGACATGGCTCAAGAAAACCCTTTTAGTGCTTGGGACCCTTACTTTGAAGGCACTGATCCTACAAAACCTGTTCCAGAAGAAAAAGAAAAAGAAGAAAATCCTTTCAGCGCTTGGGATACTTACTTTGATGATGACCAAAGCATAACCCCAATTACAGAAATGCCTGAAGAAACGTTGCCTTCCGGTGATCCAAGAGACGAAGGCTTTTTCCCTATATTTGGTAGAACCATTGACGAACTGCAAGCAAGTGGTTGGGCGGGCCTACGTGTATTGGGTGAAGCAACGGGATCAGAAAGGCTTATACAAGTAGGTGATGAGGGTGTTCGTTTTAACGAAAGACAAATTGCCAAGTACGGCAGGCCCATGCAAGTTGAAGACTTTGAAGACATCGGGGACCTTGGTCCGTTTATTAAACAAGCCATTGCTCAAATTATTCCTTCCATTGCTGTTTCTTTACCAACAGCAATCGCCGGAGGTAAAGCGGGAGCATTAGCGGGTGGCGTTCCAGGAGCTATTGTAGGAGGTGCTTTGGGTGCTTTCCTTCCTTCTTTTATATTGGGCACCGGTGAAGTAGACCGTGAAATAAAAGCTAGAGCCGGGGAAGATTTTGAGGATCCTGGTGCAGCGTTCAAAGGCGGAGCATTGGTCGGTGCTCTCGATGTTGCCTCGGTTGCTTTTGGCCTCAAACCTTTAATGCCGGTCATTTTAAAGAAAGCTTCTATTAAAGATATTACAGATCAATTAATTTCCGAAGGTGTAGAAAAAAGCGTGGCCCAAGCAGCTGTTGCCCAAGCACTTAAAGCTTCTTTGTTTGAAGGCGGCACAGAAGCAACTCAAGAATATATAGAAGATTTTATGGCGGAATCAGCAACGGGAATGGCCAGCGAAGAAGGACAGCTGCAAAGTGCTTTACTTAACGCGTTTACTTTAGGTGCCATAGGTGGTGTCGGCATGGGTGCCGTGTCCGGTTACATTAGTCAAGGAAAGACCAACAAGCTTCTACAAAACGAAAAAGAAATTTCCGAAGCAATTGAGAATATGGAACAACAAGTGCAAGAAGAAGTCAATTTGCAAGGCCAAAGTTGGAAAGACATGAAGCTAAGAGAGCTCAAAGAATTAGGAAAAGAGATTCCAGGAATGGAAAAAGCGAACACAAAGAAAAAAGCAATTGATTTGCTCACAGATGATGCAATTACTCAAAAACAGTTTACGCTTATGAAAACTTATTTAATAGAAGAGTTTGGAAACCTTTCACCACAAGAAGTCATAGAGAGGGGTGCGTTACGTAAACAATTAGAAGAGCTTGCAAAAACAGAAGAAGGCATCAACGAACTTATTCTTATAGCGGAAACTTCTGCCTTAACGAAAAAGGGAGAGAAAGACATTCCCGTTATTGATGTTTCCAGAAAACAAACGGTAGATTCTTTAATCAATCAAATTCTTGATCGGTATGTGATGGATAAAAGAATAGAAGAAGGAAACTCTACTTCTGTTTTGTTTGCGTCGGCTTTAACTTGGGAGTACCAAAACAGAAAGAAAAATTTATTAAAACTAACGCGTCCTTCTTTAATTAGAATGCTTAAAGCTCGCCCCGGTTTAAAAGCTTCTACTGAAGTTTTTAATAAGAAAGGTGAGGTGGTAGGAAAGAAAGCGGCAACGAACGAACAAATTGTGCAAATGATTATGGATCACGATGTGCACCTCAACATACACGGAAGAAGAAAAGAAAATTATTATGAGGGCAAAGGTTATACGCGCACAAAACTTTTGCCTTTTGGAAAAGGGCGTTATCAGAAAAAAATAGAAAAAGATGGGCCAAGCCAAAAGTATAACATCATACCTGTAACCGAAAACGATGTTAAGTCTCAGACCTGGGGACTAGATCAAACTTGGGACGACTTTGTTGCTGAACACACAGGATTGGGTGGTTCGGCTGTGGAAATTACTTATACAGTAAATGGAAAGGAATTGCATGAAGTTGTGCCAAAAGGAACAAGTAACATAAGAAAAGACGACTTTGATTTTGAAGGAAGAAACGTAACACTTAATGAAGACGGTACTGTGTCCGGTGGTTCCGGTCTTTTTGATAACTATGAAAAAGCAAAGCAAAATAAAAGAAACAAAGTTGAAGTAAAAGAAATACGGTTAGAAGACAATCCCGATTTAAAAACGCAGGGAGATCCAGTGGGTGGGATTCTTGCTTCTCTTAGACATTGGTTTGCTCCCAGTGGGCCTTTGGGTTGGACCGGGTTCATGGCTAAAAGACAACGGATTGGAAACATTCGCAAGATGAACCAGTTTATAAACCAAGCGGCGAGAAGAGCAGAGTTGGCTATTGCTCATTCTGTATCTCATGCAGAATTTGCAAGCGAAGAAATGGCTCAAGAAGCGTTGAGAAGAGCGCTTAATGCAAGCACAAAAAGATTTAAGCGGGATGAAAAAAACGAAACAGACGCGGATGGAAACGAAATTCAAGGAACATCTGAAAAAGCTAGAATAGAGCAAGACATAAAAGAAACTCAAGAAAGAATTAAAATAATAGAGTCAACGTTGTCTACCATTGAAATTTTAACTGAAGAAGATTTAGCTTCTGTTGAAGGACCACGAAAAGAGGCTTTTATTCAACTTAATAAAGAAGAACAAAACCTTTTAATTACTCGACATATTTTAAAAGGCGATCTTTTAGAAATGCAACAAATGCTAAATCCAGAAAAGTTTAAACTTACACCAGCCGAAATAGCTAATCGAACTTTACCGCCATCGCTTAGAGAACCTTTTATGGAGATACGTTCTTTCATTGACATGATGAGTGAACGTTTGTTAAGAGAGTTACCTAAAGATCTTTTAAAATCAGAAAAAAGAGGTCAGCCTTTAAGAGAAGTCATACAAGAAAATTTAGGTAGTTACATGACTCGCTCTTATCAAATATTTGAAGCCGGTGGTTTTTATGATCCGACAAGTTGGTGGCAAAGAAACTTGCCTACAAAGAGCGGCAGAGAACTTAGAAAAAACATAGCCGCTGTTGAAGAGCTTTTGTCGCGTCCTATAGAAGAAGGAGGCTTTGGTTATTCAATAGAGAAAGCTAAACAAGAAACAGCAAAGATTGCTTCAGGTATGGTAGGGCAACAACCTGTTGAAGCTTTCGCCGGAATGCGTGTTTTGGGAAGAGCAGATCAAACTGAAAGAGGAGAAACTGGGTTTGAGTCTTTAGCCAAAGATGTTTTGCTAGAAAGACAAAGAATACCTAAACCCGTTAGAGCTTTAATGGGCGAAGTAACTAACCCATTAGAGGCAGCAGCCGTGACGACCGCTCGTCTTTCTACATTGCTCGAAAACAACCGTTTTTGGCAAACACTGGCAGCTATAAACGAGCAGCCGGGCCAAAGACTTTTTTCTCCCGTACCTGTAAGTAAAGAACAATTAGGGGGAATGCCGGGGTGGCTTGGTAAAGACAAGGGTTTTTATTATCAAGTTAATACAGAGGGTTACAACCCTTTTAACGGAATGTACACAACAAGGGGTGTTGCTGAAGCTTTAGGACAAATGGGTGGCACGCAACAAATGCTTACAAGTGGAATGAATGCTTCTCTTTGGAAAAACCTCGTGCTTACACCTAAAGCTTGGACACAACTTGGTAAAATTGTTCTCAGCCCTCCTGCACAAATCAGGAACTTTATGAGTGCTGCTATGTTTGTATTGGGCAACGGACATTTTTTAGGGATTGCTTCAAATTTTCCTAAAGCCATAAAGATTATTGGGCATGAACTCTTTGAAGGCGGTGTTGACGCACAAGGCCGTCCAATCAGTGCAAAACAAAGAGCGCAAAGAACATATAGGCGCTTGCAAGAACTGGGTGTTCTTAATACCAGTGTTCGTTTGGGAGACGTGCTAAACACGTTTAGGTTGGCTGGTTCTGGAATGTTCCAAGAGCCAGGTGATTTTACAGCGGTTTTATGGAAACCTTTTAATAAAGCGTATAGAGGGGCAGAACAAGCGTATACTGCTGCCGATGATTTTTGGAAAATCATTGCTTATTATTCTGAACTAAACACACTAGAAAAAACATTTCAAACCGAAGCCGATTACATGCAAATGATCGAGTGGTCTAAAGAACTGGGAATGCAGGACACACTAAACAAAAACGATTTTATGGCTGCAAGAGAAGAGTTGGCTGCTTTCATAGTCCGACAAACAGTGCCGAACTATGATTATGTTGGAAACTTTGCTGACATTTTAAGAAGTGGTGTGGCTGCTCCTTTTGGAAACTTTATTGCTTTTCCAACAGAAATAGTAAGAACCAGCGCCAACATAAATGCGCTTGCTTTTAAAGAACTAGGGTCAAACAATTCAAGACTGCAAGCAAGGGGGGCTGCAAGACTTACGGGGTATGGCTTATCCGCTTTCGGTGTTGGTGCAACCGCCCAAGCAATTGGACAGGCTTTAAATGATATAGATGATGAAGACCTTAAAGCAGCCAAAAAATTTCTTCCTGATTGGGCAAAACACAACTTGTTAGTTCCAATAGACAAAAAAAGCGAAGAAGACGGCGGTGGTTTTGATTACCTTGACGGAAGTTACATTTTAGTTTACGACGATCTTGCACAGATTCCTTTTGCTACAATGCGGGAATATGAAGAGGGTAGAGAAGAAGGACGAGGAATAGTGGAAAGTGCTTCAATCGCCATGAGAAGAAGTATAACTGAGTTTATGGAGCCCTACACTGAACGCAGTATTTTTCATCAGGCTGCGTTAGATGTTATGCAAAACAGAAACAACAATACTGGTAAGCCTATATTTAACACTGCTCGAAGAGAAGCACTGCCTTTTAACGGGGCCGCAGAAGAAGCTGCGACTTATCTTAACTATATGTGGGAAAGAACGCAGCCTGGAATAGCTTCAGCGGGAGCAAAAGTATTGCGTGGGCAACAAGCAGAAGAAGCGGCTTATGATCGTTTTGGAAGTAAACAAGAGTTAGGGGATGCGTGGTTGTCTTTCTTTGGTATGAAAGTCAATCGAGTTAATCCTACCGCCAGTTTAAGTTTTGCTTTAACAGATCTTCTTACCCAAAAAAGAGAAGCTAAAAATATTTTTAATAGAGTAGCGTATAACCGAGGTGCGGTAACTTCGGAAGAACTAGAGTCCGCTTGGATAGAAGCTCAAAAAGCTAACTATTTTATAAACCAAACCATTTACAATACGTTTGAAGCAGCGAAAATATTAAATGGGAACCGTGATGAAATAGACACAGTTAAAAAAGAACGTCTTACAAACAAAAAGGAACGAAAAAATATTGTTGATGAGGGTTTAAATGTTGCTATAAAACCATCGGACGCAATTAAAAAACGTTTTGAAACTAGAACAGAACAGTTAGAACGTTCGGAAGGTGTTCCTTCTGTTCGTTTTTGGGACGAAAATGCTTTCGATATTATTTACGATTACTTTAATGATCTTCCTCTTTCACCTGACTTTGACTCTCAGTCTGTTCGAGAAGACTTATAAAGTTATCTAATCGAGTGTTCCAAGCTTCTGCTGCACGCTCAAACTCTCTTCCTTCTAAAACAAACTCTTGGTAAAAGCAATCAACCGAGCACATCATAATCACACCCTTCTTTATTTCTGTGCCATAAACCTCGTTGTGTGCCATTGCATACGCCGCAAGTTGTTGAAAATAATCCCAAAGATATTCTCTACGTCTTTTTGGTGTGTTGGTTTGTTTAAAATCCATGATGGCTTCAGTGCCTAAATGTTTTCCAATCACGTCAGCCGTGCCTGCATACTTCCCTGGATAGTACAACGAGACCTCACAACCATATACTTGGTCAATGGAAGGAAAACCTTGGTCCATAATTGTGCACGCCATTTTATAGGCTCTCTTTTGTTCGGGTGTTTCAGGATAATAATTCCAAATACTGCCTTCAAGAAGTTGCTTTTCTAGTATCTCATGCATCTCAGTGCCTCGAGCAGCCGCTTCTTTTCTTATTCGGTCCGCTTCTTCTTGGCCCACACGCTCAATCCATTTTTGTAAACTGTCGTTTTGTGGTTTTGTTTTTGATAAAACAGTGGTTACAGAAGGCAGTCTTTCTTCTCCGTTTACATAAAGCCTTCCAACTTCACCGGTTTCCCTAGAAAGTTCTTTGTATTCGTACGGAGAAGAAAAAAGAATTTCTGCTTTCACTGCGCCTTGCCGTTGTCTATGTCCTCTGCCAAACGTTTGATCGCATACGCAAAGACATAGCTCTTAGGTCTTTCAGTTTTCTTAGCTATTTTGTCTGCCATTTTTACAATGTCTGTGCGTATAGCTACGCTTTTCCACTTAGTGGTGTCCATTACCTACTCCTTATATGAGATTTATTAAGAATTATACAAAAGTATAAGACCAATATCAACTAACGTCTAGGACATAGAGTCTCCCCAATTCTTTCCTATTTCTGCGTCAACTTTATTTGGTACTTCTAGTTTTACAGAGTCTTCCATAATCTCTGTAATTTCTTTTATTTGCTTTTTGTTTGCCACAGAAAAAACAAGTTCGTCATGTACCTGTAGTAAAGGTGCGTAGGACGCATTGTAGCAGTCTAGCATCGCTTTCTTTGTCATGTCTGCGGCTGACCCTTGTATCAATTTGTTCAACGCTTTATACACGAAAGCACGCTTTATATCTCCGTTGTATTCGTGCATCGCTTCTTTGTATTTCATTGGTCGACCAGTGCCGTATTGTCTTGGTTCCCACATATCAAAGTGAGATCGGCGACCAAGTAGTGTTTTAATGTATCCTCTTGTGCTCGCGCTTCGCATTACTGTATCTGCAAGCTGCCTAACAAAAGGTGCGTAAGTGTTGAAACGAACCAGTATCTCACTTGCCTCTGCAACATCGACTCCTAGTTGGTCTGCAAGCTTGCCTTTGCCCATGCCGTACATAATACCAAGACCAATTGTCTTGGCTGTCTTACGGTCTATGCCTGCAAGGTTTGCAACCTCTTGGTGAAAGTCTGCATCACCAGAAATGAACGCTTCTGCAATAGAATCTGCACCTTCGTACTTAGACCTGTAAGCAAAGTGTGTTAATATCCTGGGTTCTTGCTGAGAAAAGTCAGCAGAACACCACTTTTCTCCTTTTTCCGGAAGAAACAAAGAACGAATCAGCGGCCCCAACTCTTTGTCTCTGGCAGGGACTTGTTGTAAGTTTGGGTTTGACATGGACAAACGACCTGTCACAGTGCCTCCAGTCTCTCCTTTTAACTGTCGAATGTCTGCATGAATACGCCCGTTGTGTGCGTGTTTAGCAATCGTGTCAATAAAAGTGCTGTGCGCCTTGTTCAACTCCCTTATCTTCATAATCTTCTGTGCCATAGGGTGTTCGTGGTTTGCCAAAAATGCTTTGGTAAAACTTGGAGAACCTTTTGCCGTGTGGTTGTAAGGTATTTTGCAAGCATCAAACACCTGTGCTACAGAGTTTGCTGCCCATACTCTTACATCTTTCACACCTGACTCTTTAATTACTTCTTTAACTATTTGTTCTTGTTGCTTAATCAACTGCTTTTTTAGTTGCTCTGCTCTGTCAAGATCAACTCGTACTCCCGTCATCTTCATGTTAAACAAAACAGGAAACAGATCTGTTTCTAGGTTAAAGATGTTCCAAAGGTTTTGATCTTCTAGGTGTATTTTAAAATGGTTCCAAAGTTTGAGTGTCAGTGCCGCGTCCTGTGTTGCATAAGTACCAACATAAGAAGAAGGCAGTCGCCACATTTCTGCTTTCGGATCAATGCCCCACTCTTCTGCTGCTTGTCTCAGTTCAGCCTCAGACTTTCCTTCTTGTAAATACTCTATGCCCAAGGCATTAAGTGTGTACCAGTACATGTTTTCATTAACCAAAGGGGCAACAACCATGGTGTCAATGATTCTGCCCTTCACGTCTACACCTTCTTTCTTTAGCCAACCCACGTCGTACATGGCATTGTGAAAAATCTTGTCTTGTTCTCCGGACAAAACTTCTTTAACAAAGTCCAATACCTTTTTCTTTGGAAAGTTAAAGCCTGACTCGTGTGCAAAAGGAAAGTAATCTGCGTATCCGTCGCAAGCAATTGAAACGCCGACAATCTCTCCGTCGCCGCGGACATAGCCAGGTCCTTTTTCTTTTAGGTTGGGGTCTCTTGTCTCGGTATCTATTGCAATCTCGTCTGCATCGAGGAGTCTTTGCGTTGGAAAGATGTCGGGTGGTGTCCACTCTGTTGGTGGTTGAAATGTTTTAAAGGCCATATTGTAGTGTCTCGTTTTGTGCGTTAATTAAAAAGAGGTTTTCTCTTGCTCGAGTCACGGCCACATAGAACTGTCTGTGTAAACTGTCTGCGTTTAATGTCGCGTTCAGTTTTTGTGCCGGAGACAAGTCTAGCAGTACAGCTACGTTGTCTGCTTCTCCGCCTTTTGCCTTGTGTATTGTAGACAAGGAAATCCTTGGCTCACTGTGCAAGTCCTCTTTGTTTTTTAAGGCTTTCTTAATGAAAGCTATCTTTTGTTCTTTGATCTTTTTTGAAAATACTTCCTCCCAAGTTTTATTAAGACATTCTTTTTCTAAGCCAAAAAGATCCACCACTTCTTTTTTCTTTACGACTTTGCTTTTGTCTTCTTCTTTTGCAGGAGCGGAGAGAAACCCCCTCTTCACTTCTGTTTTACTTAGATAACGGTATATTGTTTCCAATCGCCCCACCGTTATCTTCTTCTTTTGTTTCAGTTCCTTCCACGCATCAACCGCTTCTATCATTGTTTGTGGAATATATCTAAATCCGTTGTGTGAGAAAGGCACACCTTGGTCAACCAATCTCTTTCTTATGTTGTGTCCTTCGCTGTCGCCGTTCAACATGTAGTCGCAAGAGGCAAGGATTAACCACTCTCCTTCTTTCGTAGGCAAAACATCTACGGAGGGCAGTCGTTCTGTCTTTCCCTCTCTGCTTGTAGGCAAATATTTCTTTGCCTGTCGTGTACTGATTCGAGACGCGATTCTCTCTGCCACTCTGTGCACTTCTTTTGGTACTCTAAAAGACTGATCGAGGACCACGGTCCTACCTTCCATTCCAATAAACCGATCCGGACGTGCACCGTTCCATTCGTATATGGCTTGGTCATCGTCACCCGCGATATAAGAAACGGGGACCACGGACATAAGTTTTTCTATCAAACGCCAGTTCAATTCCGCCAAGTCCTGTGCTTCGTCTACAATTAAAACTTCTAGGTCAGGCACTCTTCCTTTATTTATAAACTCATTAATCATGTCAGCAAAAGAAAAGATGCTTTGTTCTTCTCTGTACTGTGCCCAAGCTTTGTTGATCGCTTCCAACAACGCAGGCTCAACCTTCTGTCTTTGTTTTATGGGTGTTCGTAATCTCTCTGCACCGACAAGCCTACAGTTTGCTTTGGCGTTTTCTATGATCTGAAAGTAAGGATCCTCGACCATGGCATCTAAGGATTTACTGGTCTTGCCGTGGTAGTGTTGAGTCAATGGAAAGCTGTACAGTTCTAAAAACTCTTTGATGTCTTGTCCTTCTAATACTCTTGTAATACCCATGGCTCTTTTGCAAAACGCATGGCTCGTACAAAAGTAAACAAGATCGTCTTTGTCAAAACCAAAACGTCTTCTTGCTCTGTGCTTTCCTTCCTCTGCTGCTTTTACAGAAAAAGAAATGAATGCAATCTTATCGGGGGCAACACCTTGGTCAAGGTGTTCTTCTATCTTTCGTAGCAGTGTGGTTGTTTTTCCGGTGCCAGGAGGCCCAAAGAACTTATCTACATTACTCATCTTCCCAATCCTTGATTGGATTGTTAAGTTTAAAGTCGTCTGCGCTCACGTTCAGTGCTTTGTTTTCTTCTGTACTAAGCACCCAAAGAGAACTGTTGCCCATACTTTTGTCTATGTATTTAACAGCAGTTGTTGCGCCAATATTTTTAAGTTCGCTATAGATCTCAGCTTCCTTTATGCCTTTCATCCCTTTGAAATCTCTAATGTATTTTACCAAGTCTCGCCCACGAAACCACCATTCATGGTCATCTTTTTCTTCACTGCGGTATACAGCACCTGCGGCAACAGCCACGCGAGCAGAAGATTCTGTGTTCTTGCAGAACTCCATAACTGCGTCTTGTAGTAGTCCTGATTTGGTCATGTCGGGTGGCACTTCTATCTCTTGTACGTTTTGCAAGAGTGCGTTTAGTTTCATCACCCAATCTTTTTTCTTCATGTCAGGAGGACACTGGTTCAAAACATCCATGCACTTTTGCTGAAACAATGTAAAGCTGTGCAGTTCCCGTGTTTCGAGGACCAGGGTCTTTCCTTCCATGTCTAAATGCCAGAGAGGAGGGTCCGTCAGGTACTTTCTAAGACCTGACAGAGACATCTGTTTTTCAGATGCATCTATACCGTATCTTCTTGTGACGCATGTTCCGCTTTGGCAATGGTTTACCAAAGGAGGTGTGGTACACTTATAGAGATAGTCGGATTTCTCCAAACTATTCATCAAGGCATTCAATTCAGTGTGTGACAGGGGCTTGTGACACGCCGTCTTGTTTACCTCCTGAAGTTTATCGCGCCACTCATCACTTTCCGGATGTACCTTTCTAAAAAGTACGCCGTAAGAAAAGAGGGCATCGTTGCGGGTGCCTTCAGGTATCCCGTTTAGCTTCATGTGTACCAAACAGGGCGGTGCATGGTCCCAAAAAGCTTCGGCAGAACCCTCCTGCCTAGCCTTTCGGCTTTTCTTCACTGGTTTAACTTTATCAAGCGCATCTTCGTCCAGTGCTTTACGCTTGACTTCTTTTAAAAATTCTTCCGGACTCAGTGCTTCTCCCTTCTCATTGAGTCCATATCGTGTGGTGTCTTTGCCGCCAAAGTACGGCATGTTGAGCCAGTTTCCTGTCTGCTTATGTCTTTCTACTTGCTTGCTCCATTGATATTGCTTTGGAAAGATCTCGTCTCCTGTTCTTCCCATGGCCGCTGCTATCTCTTCTAGTTTTGATCTGAACTTAAACGCAGAGACGGGAACCTTTGTAAATAAAAATAAGTGTATGCCGCCCGATTTGGTCGTACAGGGGACCAAGGGCAATGACATGTCTTTAATGAGTTTTTGCAAGTGTTCTACGTCCACTGGGTATTCGTCAACGTCTATGCAACCCCACTGACACGTTTCGTCGTCAGTGATTGGTATAACGCCAATAGATGTTGTGCCTTCTAGGTGCTGCTGCCAGTGGACCAAGGACAAAGGCTCTTGTAGTGTCCTTCCCTTTCCATCTTTCTTTGTGCCTTTTGGGGTTTGTTTTGTACCCTCTATTTTATAAACACCATAGGCTCTATCTAGTCCGGCAAAAGTTTCCATAAACTCTAATGCTATATCTTTCATTGCGCCCCTTTGCAAACAAGGGCCTTCCAGGTGTGTTGTCAAGTATTGGAAAGCCCTTGCGCTAGCAGTCAGTTATGCCCAGTCTTCGTCAGACTTGGACTTGTCCTGTATTGCGGTTTTAGTTGATGGTTTTCCAAGCGCAGACATACCGCCTCCTTCGCAGAAGTTGGCAAAGTCTTGGCCTTCTGAAAACTGTTCCTTGTCGGAGACCAGTGTCTCAAGTGCGACGTTAAAGCCGTACCAAGACCCTTTGTCATTGGACTCTTCCTTGGTGCCCACACGATACAGTTGAGCAAAGGCAGGCGGATTAAACGAGCCTTTCTTTCCTTTCACTGTTTGTGTAATAACCATGTTGTTCCAAGAACGTGAGTGTTTTAGCTGAGAACCAGACAGGTTAATCACGCAACGATAGGTTGTATCGTTTGCGTGTAGGTACCCGTAGTGGTTTCCAGTGTTTACCAACTGAGTTCTGCGACCATCATTGTGTGCAATGATGTCTCTGTATTGCGGATCACGCTCTGCTTTGTAGATTAAATCTGTGTCAGCAGGGTGAACAGCAACTAAACCGCCGCCATTTTCTCTGAGGTTCCACTCAACATAGTTCCGATCATACCAACAAGGCTGAAATAAAAATCCTTCCACCCCATCAATAATCGAATTGTTTCCAGTAAACAAAAAGTCTCCGGCATGGGCATCGGCATGATACTCAGGCTTTGTTTTTTGTAGAACTGGTGATAGCGCTTGAATGATTTGGATTCTAGGTGTCACCAAATCTTCTGCGCCAACTTGTCCGAATCCTTCACCGGCATGTTTTTCAAACAATGCGGTAAGGTCGGTCCCTTTAGTAGACTTACTACCATTCGCTTTTTTATTAGCCATTTTTCTTCGTTCCTATATTATTAGCTTTTTATTATTTTTGTGCGTTGTCCTGTGTACACAGAAAAAAGTTTCTGTGTGCTACTGTCAAACGCGGTTTCGCCACTTTCAATGAGCCGTTTTACTTCGGCTCTGAGAGTAGATGGGTGAACAGCCTCGCGTTGCTTGTAAATAAATTTCTGCTTTTCGAGGGCGCTCATTAACTTTTGCGCAATTTCGTCTTCGCCTGTGTCAAACTCAACACTGACTGTGTTCCTTACAAGATCACCTAGGCCATTCTTACGCAGCCATTCGTGTGCTTCCTGCTTGTTCTTCTCTGTAATTCTTGCGGAGTAGAAAGGATCAACAGACACACGAGAACCATCGTCCATACTAAGAGAACTGAATCCCATGCTTTGCATTTGTTCGGGAATAATCTCTTCGCTGTATTGTCGATACTTCTCTTTAAGCTGCTTTAGTTTTTCCTCGGCGTTTCCAACTTGGCCGCCAAGTTCAAGCATTGCGTTCATGTTTTCTGCCAAAGAATTGAGTTGTTTGTCGTCAATTTTAGTGACTTTCTTCTCAACCGTTTCTTCAAACAGGTCCAACAAAGCATCATCGGGTTTAGTGGACGACATTTGAAACCTCCTCTGCTTCTAGCTGCGTTATCTCTTCGTCGTGTCTAAAAGCCTCTTCAACAATACCCATAACGTATTCTTTTGCCTGTTCTTTGTCTTTGCATGAATCATACGCAAGGCTTGCAAAAAGATGGGTTCCAACAAACACCACATGCGGTGGTTCTAAGTCGTCCGCCGCATCAAAGACTGCTTCTAATATGTCTTCGTTGAGTTTGTTGTGTGCGCTTTTGCCTTTATGGTCTTTTTTATTTTTACTCATGTCTACCTCCTAGTTTGTGTAAACAATGTTTAAAGGAACCACTTCGCATATATGAGGTGTGTCCTCATAAGTAGTATCAATAAATCCTTGGGCCTGTTCGAATGATTCAAACATTCCAAAAGAGGTTGTTAGTGGTAAGTGTGAGTTGGGGTCGCCTACGGTGACGTTGACGATATAAAGTGATGATTGTTCACTGTTCATTGGTATTTCTCCATATAGTTTTCTTTGTGCAACACCTTATCTTTTTCAGGTTGCAAGTGGAGTATAGACTATATATACTTTTATTGTCAACAATAAAAAACAATAAGAAGAATTGTTATATAATAGAAAGGATAATATAAGATGTTAAACTACGAATATCAAACGGTGCCATACAAGCACCAAGAGAAGACACTGGCCCGTTGTGCACACAGAAAAGAGTTCGCTCTGTTCTTAGAAATGGGACTCGGTAAGTCAAAAGTTCTCTTAGACAACGCCGCGATACTTTACGAAGCCGGTAAAATTAACGCACTGCTCATTATAACACCCAAAGGCAACCTCAGAAACTGGGACAAGAATGAAATACCCAAACATTTACCCGACCGCATCAATCGAAAAGTGGTGGTGTGGCAACCCAACCATACAAAAGCCTGGAAACAAGAGTATTGTTCTCTTGTATTAGAAGAACACTCGGACCGATTAGAGATTCTGACCATGAATGTTGAAGCATTTTCCACGGACAAAGGACTTAAATTTGCGCGAAGTTTTGTTTTAGGACACGATACTATGATTGCCGTTGATGAGAGCACATTGATTAAAAACCCACAGGCAAAGCGCACAAAAAACCTACTGGCTTTGTCTCGCGATGCAGAATACAAACGAATTTTGACGGGTTTTCCTGTGACCAAAACACCCTTGGACCTTTTTGCGCAATGCGCCTTTCTCAATCCGCTCTTGCTTGGGTTCAAAAGTTATTACGCATTTAAAGCACGGTTTGCGATTACTAAAATGAGGCGCATGGGACACAACAGCTTTCAAGAAGTGGTGGGTTATCATCGACTGGACGAGTTGCAAGGCATGTTGAAAGAGTTTTCAGCACGGTGGACCAAGGACAAGTGCCTTGATTTACCGGAAAAAGTTTACATGCAACGCTCGGTTGAGTTGAGCGACGAGCAAAAGAGGGCGTATCAACAGATGAAACAAGAAGCGTTGATGATAATTGAGGACGAAGTGTATACCACACAGACTGTTTTAACACAGTTGATGCGGTTGCAGCAAATTGTTGCGGGTAGTTTGCGCACACCGGACGGAGAACTACAGCTTCTTCCCAATAATCGCATTAAAGAAACCTTGTCTGTGCTTGATGAAGTCAGTGGTAAAGCTATAATTTTCGCCGTATTTCAAACAGATATAGAGCAGTTGACTAAAAAGATTGCAGAAACTTTTGGCGATGACAGTGTTGCTTCTTATTATGGTAAGACACCACAAAAGGATCGTGAAAGTATTCTAGATCGTTTTCAGGATGAGAAAGATCCGTTGCGTTTCTTTGTCTCCAATCCACACACCGGGGGCCGTGGACTGACTCTCACTGCTGCAAGTTATATGATTTTTTATTCCAACAGCTATGACTTGGAGTTGCGTATACAAGCAGAGGACCGAATACACCGGATTGGACAGGAAAAAAGTTGTACTTATGTAGATATGGTGTGTGAAAATACAGTAGATGAGAAAATTTTAGAGTCATTAAAAAAGAAAGTGAGTATATCCAACGAAGTGCTAGGTGAGGTGCGAAAATGGTTTCAAAACTAAGACGCAGATTGCCTCGTCCTGATGCAAAGAAAGACACCCAAATAAATATTCGCATTACGGCCATAGAAAAAAGAAATTTAGAGATTATGAGCCGGAACGACATTCGAGGGACCAGTGACTTTGTGCGCCGTTTGTTAAACAGAGAATGGAAACGTCTTAGAAAGAAAGAAGGTCAAGCCAACATCGATGCGATGATTGATAACTGGAATGATGGAGATTTTGATTGACTTTTTGTTGTTTTTTGAGTTATTGTATGGGACATGATACTAAGAGACTCACAAACAATATGTTTATCGCTCTCTGCGGAGAACTTTGAAAAGTTGAGGACGGCTTCTTTGGCCCGTGACATTACGATTGAGGAACAGTTGCTTCGTTATATAGCAAAAGACTATTCCAAGAACGGCGACACCATGGAAGCGCACCTTGATGCAAAGGGCGAATACTTAATGGGCTTATCAGAAGCGCGTAATTCATAACGGGTTGGCTTAACTCGTCGAGTTTTTTGCGTTCGCGCTTCTGTCTATGGTAATTATGTGCGCAAAAAACAATAGGCTACCAATGGGAATTGAACGTTCTCGCCCCCTGCGCGTTATTTTAACGTTGCCATTGGTTCTATCCTAAAACGACGTTAAAAAAGGGGGCACCTTTCCTTGACATTATAAGACTAATCCTTATACTTCTTATATAAGGACGCTTTCCTGTTTTTTGTATTTTGATATAGACAAACTAAACAATAACTTAGTTCTCAATGTTTACAGGAAAGTGTTCTATAAGGAAAAAACCATGAACATATTTTATTTTGACAAATGTCCGGTCCAAGCAGCAAGGGCGCAACCCGACAAAATGTTGGTGAAGATGCCTTTAGAGACTGCGCAGATGTTGTGCACTGCACACCGAGAATTAGACGGCGATGAATACGCAGATAAGGTGGGTCTCTACAAAGCTGCTTACAAGAATCATCCTTGCACGATCTGGGCCAGAGAAACCAGTAAGAATTATGAGTGGTTGCTCAGACATTTTCTTGCGTTGGGCGATGAATACGCTTTTCGCTACAGTAAAAAACACAAAAGCGTAAATGACTTGTATATTCTTTTGTCTCAGTTGCCTTGGAATATGCCTTTAAATGCCATGACACCAATTGCACAAGCGATGCCTGACGAATATAAGGACGAAGATCCAGTCAAAGCGTATAGAAATTACTGTATCGCTGAAAAAACCTACGCGAAATGGGAAAAAGGCAGAGAAAAACCGGAATGGTGGGTATGAAAATTGTCGTAGGTCTCTTAATTATTCTCCTGGGTTTTGTTTTTCTTGATCTGTCCACACTCGTTTTTAAAAACGATCTTTATTTGCTTACGCTCTTAGGGACTTTCAATAATCTTTTTTCTTTAAAGGTTGGATGGGCTTTTCTTCAAGCAGTTATCAGTCTTGCTTTGATTGTTTCAGGAGTTAAAATAATAAAATGCTCTTAAAAGACATACACAAACTGATGAAGTCGGGCAGACTTCAAAAAGTCATTAACAAAACTTTTAAAGAAAGGAGAGGAAGTGTCAAAGATAAGAAGTATAGCCGGACGAGGACCAAAAAAACTGGCTGACTGGGCTGAGTTTTTGGAGAACACAGGTGAAGCCATGTTGGTTGCAGACGGATTTGAAGAAGCCTTTATGGGTGTTTCAAACGAATGGGGTCCACCACGGGCCGTCTACAGTTACGATCATTGCGTTCAGGTGCTTACACGAGACATGAGCCTTGAAGATGCAGTTGAACACATGGAATTTAATGTAGTGGGTGCTTATGTTGGAGAACAAACACCTATTTTTGTAAGAGAATATGTATAAAAGCCGGAGGATATAATGGCAAAAAAGAAAGAACAACGAAAGGTTATTCCTTTTCCTACTAAAAAGAAAAAACACGATTCTTGTGAGGCGTGTAAAAAAGAACTTGTTGATGAAATTATTTGGTTGGCAAAAGATGGAAAACAATATTGCGATCATTGTTATGACAATGTTTTTTATCCTGAATACTACGGTTTTACTAGAACGGAATTTGAAAAAGAAAAAGCTGCTAAAGACACAAAGAACGCTGTTTTGATGTGGGAGCATCAAAAATCACCACCCAAGTTGCTGCATTAAGTATGAAAAGAACAAACAACACACGATTAAATCCAACGAGGCCCTATGTTGAGGGCGTTCATAAAAAGAAAACCGATCCTGAGTTCTTAGCTTGGTTTGAAGAAAACAAAGGAGAGTTTGCACCTTGGTTCGTTAAAGGTGTTAAAGAAGGCAGCAATCTTTGCACGGCTTCTGCTGTTTGGGAGTGGGAAAAAGCAACCGGAAAAGCTTATGACGACTGATAAGGAGGATATGGTCAACCATCCGCCTCACTATAATCAAGGTGGAATGGAGGTGATTGATGTCATTGAAGCGGGAATCGGGGACCAGGGTTTTGTCGGGTACTTGCTCGGGAACGTTTTGAAGTATCTTTTGAGATTTCCACACAAGGGCAAACCAATCGAGGATCTAAAGAAGGCCCGGTGGTACTTGGATCGATTGATACTTGTGGTTTCAAACAAAGAAAAACCCACACCAAATGAATGATGTGGGTTTTTGTTTTACTTGATAGGTTTTTTGAATTGTAACTTTCTGATAGTCGGTAATGATTTTTCAAATTCCTTTTGCAAGTATTTTGCTGGAAGTGGTGGATTGAACTCAAGAGTACAGGTGTTTAGGTAATACCATTCTCTGTGTATCTTTCCCTCGTCTTCTGTCCAAAAATCCTGCACTAGAACTAGATCAAAAGAACAAATGATTTCATCATCGTAGTCCCAATAATCTAAATAAGATGAAACAAGACGCTCTAAAGAGCCTATCGCAATGTGGTCGTAGTCAACAATGTCGTTTTCGTCTCCAAGAGTTTCCATGTCCCATTCGTAGTGTATTCTTTTTCCAATATAGTTATTCATATTTTATTCCTTTTATTATGATTAATTAAAATTAAGTTTTGCTTGGTGTCATGTTGTCCATGCACCCTTCTATGGCATCTGATTGTTAAAGATCGCTACTGTCACTGTTCTTGCTACTCTTATATTATACCATGTGTCTTACAGCCCTTTGTTTACGGGCCTTTCGGGAGGGGTCTGTTTTTGGAATGATGGTAAAAAGAGGGGAAAGGACCGGGGACCAGTGCCAAAAAGGGCTTCTTTTTTAGAATGAGTCTAAAAAGTCTTGTTGTTTTATGCGGGGTGTTTTGTTGTTGCGATACAACAAACGTGCAAAAACCTCATTTCTGCAAAAGTAGAACTGAGGTAGGAATTATGCCTTGAACATTCCCTATATACAGTGTTTTTAACTAAATCTCATTTCTAAGTTCTATTTTTACAATTTTTTGGTTTTGACTATCAGGACCAAACATTGAAAACACGACTGAGAAACTGAGATTAGCCTCAAAGCCTTTACCTATAGGGGTTTCGGTCTCATTTCTACCAACTGAGGTTGAACTGAGAAAATGAGATTACTTTTTCTTACGTTTTTGTGCTATATTTTGCAAAACGAGGGTTTTTATGAGCAAAAAGAAACAAAAAGGACCTCCTGGGTCCAATAACCCAAGCGGAAAGAACGTTCCGCACCTTACAGACAAGCAGAAACGCTTTGCAAGGGAACTTGTTTACAATGATGGCAGTAAAACCAAAACTCAATGCGCCATTGATGCCGGATACTCTAAAACAAGGGCCGGAGTTTCGGCTGCCGAACTTACCAACCCTAGAAAATACCCCCTTGTTGTTCGCCACATTCAAGAAATGCAAGGAGAACTTCAACAAAAGTTTGATGTCACTTTTGATAGACACATAAGAAAATTGGCTGAGATCCGTGACCAAGCATTAGAAAAAGGCAACTTAACTGCCGCCGTTTCAGCCGAAGTGCAAAGAGGACGTGCTGCCGGATTATATATAGATAGAAAAGAAATACGAACAGGATCGCTTGAGTCCTTAAGCGAAATAGAATTGAAACAAAGAATTGATGGTTTTTTAAAAGATTATGCGCCTTTGCTTGAAGCAGAAGAAGGCGAATACGAGGAAGTTTGATGGTTCTTTACACCGAAAAGCAACTAGAAGGGTGTTATAGAGTTTATTGTAAGGAACAAAGTAAAAAAGATATGCCCTTTATGTCTCTTGCTGACTTTAGGGCTATGTTTGAAAAAATGATGTCGACTATTTACCCTGTCTAATTACGGAAGTTCCCAGGTCCATGTTTCGTTGTCGAGTTTTCTCCACCCCCTACTAATTAATTCAATAGTTATTTCTCCTGTAACTATGCAGTCAACCAAAGGCTCTTTTTTAAGTTCGTGGTGTATTCTTAAAAGTTCTACATCAGAACATTTCGTGTAATCCTTGCCTTTTTTCTTTGGTTTTGGCTGTTCTTTTTCCATAAACCTATTAATCAACCAATCATGGTTTTTTCTGTAGTATCGAAACACGTTCTTGTATTCTTCTTGCCCGTGTTCTCGTCTTTCTCTACAATTTCTGTCGAACATTCTAAAAACAAAAACCCTAAAACCATCGGTTAAAAAGTTTTCTCGTTCTCGTTCTGACACAGGAAACAAAGCTAATTGTTCCCACTCGTTCTTACGCCATATTTTTGTCATGCGTCCTCCTTTTGCTTTTTGTAGATCGCTTTCGCTCTCTGTATTAATAAACTACTAACTTGTGGACTTGCCGACTCGTTAGGATTCCAAAATTTTGTT